ACACCCCTTATCCTGCAGCGCGTATGGCGTACTTCACTCCTGCCGAACAGGAGGCTATGTCGCGCTTTACGGAGATGGGCGTGTCTGGTACGCCCCCAGAGCTTGATGTAGCCGGTAACATTGCTGGTACTGTCGGTATGGGCAGTCCTTATGCCGGAACCATGCTGGAGGTGACCCGTCGAGCGCAGGAAATGCCGTCGATGGCTGACCCCTACGCGATGGCGTCCTACATGAACCCTTACCAGCAACTTGTTCTGGATAACCAGATGCGGGAAGCTCGCCGTCAGTCCGACATTATGGGCCGTGACTTTGGCTTGCAGGCGGCTGGTCAGGGCAGTTTGGGCGGATACCGCGAAGGCATCATGCAGGCAGAGCGTCAGCGCAACCTAGAGCGCCAGCTTGGTGATTTGTATGGCGCAGGTATGCAACAGGCGTTTGGTCAGGCACAGCAGGCTCTCGCTCAAGATAGGGCATACGCACAGCAGGCCGCTCAGTTGGGTCAGGCCGCATACGGTAACTTGCTATCTGGTGATGCACAGCGCCTACAGGCGGCTGGAATGCTGGGTGATTACGCCGATCAGCGTCAGAGAATGGAGATCGAAAGACTCCGCAATATGCAGGCGGCAGGAGAGGCAGAGCGCAGGCTCCGTCAGGCAGGCATGGATATTGGCTATCAGGACTTCCTGAGACAAAGAGCTTTCCCGCAGGAGCAGTTAGGGTTCTACAGCCAGATGTTGCAGGGAACTCCCATCGCGCCCGGACAGACGCAGACATCATTTGGTATGCAACCGTCCACCATGCAACAGTTGCTGGGAACGGGGATTGCGGCGGCTGGTTTGTACAACGCATTTAGAGGGGCGCCGGGGCCATGAACATTCTTGAGCAAGAAGACATTATTAAAGGGCTACCCGATCAGGCGTTGATGCAGGAAGCCCAGATGCCCAGCGGTCAGGTGCCGCAGTATCTGGTTGTATCTGAGATACAGCGCAGATCAGATATGCGTAAGCGGTACAAGTCAGAGCAGGAACAGATGCCTAAAGGCACCGTTAAAGACAAGGTGGTGCAAGAAGGCATTATGGCGTCTATGCCTCCGCAGATGGCTATGGCTCCGCAGATGGCCCAGAGAATGCCCAATATGCCTCCTCCTCAAATGCCTCCGCAGGGCATAGAGCAGGCTATGCCGCCTCAGATGATGGCTGAGGGTGGGATTGTAGAGATGTCTCCCGGCGGAAGTATGCCCGGAGCAGGCGCACTCTATGGTGTGCAAAAGGAGTACGTTGACCCGCTGATCGAAAGAGCCAAGGTTTTGGCAGAGATGGGCGTTGCTTCTTTTGAGGATGCCCTTGCACAGCTAAGGCGCGAAGCCCAGATAAACAACCCCGACTACTCAATGGTTGGCAGGGGTGATCTCTTTCCAAACATGAGCGAGCTAAGGCAAGGATTGAGCGATCTTGGCGGTCAGTTTCAAGATGCTGGTCAGCGAGGTGCTGACGCGATGCGTGGTGCGTTTGACGCCATTCCAAAGTATTCAACAGGTGATCCGTTGCAGGGTGCGAAGGACTTTGCCGGAAACTTTGCTTTTGACTCAGCGATGAATATGCCGAACTACCAACTGCTGGGCCGAAATGATCTTTCTTTGCCGTCTATACCAGAGTTATCGACAGCACCCCAAAGAGGCGCAGGTGGCAGACCGTTTGATGCGGGTGGTTTTAGCGATGTTATGCCTGATTTAGGTATGCCGACAAGAGAACAGAGAATAGCCGCAGACAGGGCTAGGGTAGAAAACATCAGAAGCGGTCTTAGTGACTCAGTAACATCTCAAGATGTTGACGATGCGGTAGCTGGGATGGTCACAGAAAGAGCGCCTCGCAGTGGTGGTTTTGGCGGCATCGTTGACGCTTTGGGTAATATGTTTGATTTTGGCTTATCTGAGCGATATGCAGAAAGATACCCAGAGCGTGTAGCGGCTAATCAAAAAACAAAAAGCAACATTGCCAGCTTTTTCGACAGAAGCCCCCAGATGGAGCGTTACGAAACCATGCTGGACTTGAGGCAAAATCCCGGAATGTTGGATTATGAAACCAACATTGAGTCCAAGCTAATGTCTGACTATGACGCGATTGTTAGTGGTGATTATCCTGCTGGGTCGTCAGGAACGCTTGCTGACACATTTGGGATATCAAGGGGCGATGCCAGCGTCCAAGGTGAAAGTGATGTGCAAACTCAAAGCACGGGAATAAGCGCAAATCTTTTGGCGAACCCAACCCAAGAAATGCTTTCTCGGCTGGATGCACCCAGTTTAAGCCCTGTTGAGTTTGACAAAGACTTGGGTCTTGCAAAAGGAAAGCCTGACGCGGAAACCGCTCTGGTTGGCGCTGTCGCAAGCCAGCCCGGAAACGACAAAAGCAATCCTGCAAACAACCCCGCTCTTGACTTCGCAGACCTGATTGCAGACTCAAGACGACAGGCTATGTCTAACGCGCTAATACAGCTTGGCGCTGGTATTGCAGGCGGTGATGTCTCCAAAGGCATAGCCGCCGCTGGGCAGGCCGCAACAGCAGGCACTCAGGATGCTAGAGACTTGGATATGAAGCGCAGGCTTGCGGAGTATGAGGCGGGTAGAGAAGACCTCCGCAGGGAAGAAGAAGCAAGGCGCTTTGACAGACGGATAGGTCTTGAGGAAAGAAAGCAGAATGTACTTGAAAGTCAGTTTGGGCAGAAGTTTGCGGAAGAGACTAGGCAGTTTAATGAAAGGCTGAAGCAAGATTATAACGAGCAAGACGCTTTAGACTTTAGGGCAAGGCTAAATTCAATACCTGACATGATAGACACGATAGATACTGAGTTAATGCGGCTAGATGGGCTGGGTGTAGAAGAAACCGATCCTAGACTTGTTCAGTTGGTCAGCGATAGAAATGCTCTGTATAACGCATACACAGAGTTGAGCAAGCAACCCCGTGGAAGAAACAGATTTGAGGGTTACTCTGTTGAGAGTACATCACCTTGATAAAAGGGGTTTAGGCAATGCCTGTATCAGATGTTCGTGTTCCAGATGGAAGAATACTAAGAATCAATCACCCAGAGGGCGCATCAGAACGAGAAATTTTTGAGTTTGCAGAATACAACTACCTGCAATCACAGTCCGATCAGAATCAAGAGCCAGATGAAGAGGTCAGCATAACTGAGCCTGTATCAGAGGAAGAGGAGGAAGAAGAGACTGGTCTTTTCGATGACATAACAGAGTTCGGGCAAAGAACAGTTGGCTCTGCCGCTACTCTTTTGGGTCAAGCCCCCGCTGGTCTACAGTCTCTTTTCAGGGATGGCTTTGAAGAGGACGAGGAGCTTGTAGAGCGCAATCGGGCCATCGCAGAAAGCGTCAGAACCGGACTTGGCTATGACGAAGAATACGACGATTCCACGCTTGGACTAGCCGCAGACGTAACGGGTTCTGTGCTTGGTTTTGGTGGTGCGGCAGTTACTGGTGCGGCAATAGGTAGCGTTGTCCCCGGTGTAGGCACACTGGTTGGCGGCATTTTAGGTTTAGGAACAAGTATTTTGCTGGGTGCTGGCTCTAATATAGCGTCAGGCATGGAGGAGACTGCACGGCAGATTGAAAGCGGCAGGATTGTAAACGATGAGGACTACGAAGCCGCATCGAAAAGACTTGCGGCGATAGGCGCCTCAGAGGGACTGCCGTTTATTGGCCCAGCGTTTAGGGTTATGCGTCGAATCAGCGGAGCGGCGGCTAAAAACCCCAAAGCGATAGAGAAGCTGGGCGACTACTTAAAAAGTGCGGCACTGCAAGGCGGAGAGGAGGCGGTACAGGAGGTTCTTGCTGGGATCGCCACGGACGCCGTTCTCAAAGAATACATCAATCCTGATATAGAGATTGGCGACTCTTTTGCGGTGGATTTTGTAGCCGGTGGTACGGCTGGCGCATTGTTTGATGTCGCTATTAATCTAGCCACACGCAGAAGACGAGGTATATCTGGCACGGAAGAAGACCCCGTACAGCCTTTGCGGGAAGAGCGCATAGCAGAAGAAACCATCCTACGCCAAAATATAGAAGACGCAGAGGCGGCGAGAAGAGAAAGAGCTTCGCAATTAGCCTCAGTCGGCCCAGTCCCCACGCAAGACCCAATTATTCTCCCAGAACTTCTTGATATTAACGGCATCATTGTAGAGCCGACCAAAGAAGAAATGATGGCTATGGAGAAGGATCGCGCAGGCGAAGACCTTAGCCGTGAAGAACGCGCTCTGATCAGAGGATACAACCAGCGGGTGCCTACCGCAGACTCTTACAAAAGCATGGCGAGAACCGTTGTCCAGCAAATGGGAGACAGCTTCCCTGTTGAGCCAGAGTTTTACATAGAAGACGATATAGATGGTCAGCCCGGAATGGTTGCTATCAGGGACAGCAAGGGCAACACCTATGGGCGTCCCGTCTCAGAAGGAATGAGGCTGAAGCTACAGCCAGCCGTTGCGGCCCTCAATGGGCAGACTGTCGAAGAAAACATATTCCAGAGTAACCGAGCAGTAATAGCTGACTCCAAAGAAAACTACTCACCAGAGCAAATCAGCACCCTACAGAGAGTGGGCCGTATAGCACTTGGCCCAGAGTCTCTGTCATACACCTCAGAAGCCGCAGATTATGCCGGTGGCACTACCGTCGAAAAAGGTTTCAACCCACAGCTTTCCGCAGAGAAAGTTATCGAAGCCAACATTCCCCGCAAAAAGCAAACCGTCTCCCAGCGCATTAACGTGCGGCGAATCAAGGAAGGAAAAGTCCCTAGCAATAGATTTGCCATCAGCGAGATTCGCAGAGAGATAGGCAAGGATGTTGGCAGGCTTGCAGAGTATGAGGCGGGAGCGTTCCGTGTTGACACCTATGCGGCACTTCCTAGTCAGGTAAACGGTAAGTTTGCTGTACAGCCTATGAGCCTGAGTGTTGATGGCAGGCTTGAGCCTTCAGGCGATCTGATATTTGACAGGCCGAGCACAGCCGCAGAAAGACAGGCCGCTAGAGAGGCGGGTAAGCCTGCTCGCAAGCGGGTTCAGTTTGCCTCTGCCGCAGAAGCGTTTGAGTTTGCAAGGGATGCCAACAGTCGCAAGGGCGGCAGTTATATTCCCAGCAAAGAGCTGATGGGTGACCCAGAGTTTGGCGTCGATAAGATACAAGAGATACTGGACAGAAAGAACATCTCGTCTCCCCTCAACTCGCCAGAAGTAAAAAATTTGGCGGCAAGGTTTACTGGCAGAAAGCTGAGAAGAGATCAGTCGATTAGTGATCTCACGGCCTCAGAGCGCCAGTTGTTCTATCAAAAGCTAAGACAGCTACCACGATTTAGCTCCCCCACCAACATCCCCCTCTTCAAGCTACGCCCCAAGAAAGAGCCAGCTCCCGTTGCAGAGGAGCAGGTGGAGGGCGAGGCTCTTGCGCTCCCATCCCCTACCACGCCAAAGGGTATGGACGCGGCAACGAAAGGGATGCTCCAGAGAGCGATGGAGAAGAGGCTAAAACAGCTTGGTCTTACTGAGGTAACGCCTGTTGTCACCAACCTGATAAATAATGTCGAAAGAGATGTGGACGGTAATGTCTATTTCAAGGGTCTTGCGGACGCCGAAAGAAACTTAGATGTTCAGCCTCAAGGCGGATATTCGATAGATGGGGCTAAAGTGGTTCAGGTTGCAGTTGATGCGATCATGGCTCAGTCGCCAAAGGCCGATAACATAGAGGCGGCGGTTGTTGATGTTCTAAATCATGAGGTTGTACACGCACTCAGAGAGATTGACCTCATCACCCAGTCAGAGCTTCAGCTTCTTGAGCGGCTGTCTACAAGATACAAAAAGGTTGACACAGATCAGACGTACCTTGAGTGGGCAACGCAGACCTATACAGACCCAAACAATCCAGAAAAAAGCCTTAACCGTGTCGCTGTTTCAGAAGAGGCTATTGCTGAGATGATTAGAGATGCGGTGACAGGCCGCATCATAATTGACAATAAACCTGCAAAGCTGGCAGGCAAGCCCAGATCAATCATCAACAAGATCGTTAAGTTCTTCAAGGGTCTTGTCGGCACGGCGACAGAGGTTGATCCAGACTACACCTCATTTACCCAGTTCATGAATGACCTTGAGGCAGGGCGCATAGGAGAAAGGGAGCGGGGTGTTGTTAGGACACTGTACCGTCTCGAAAGAGGCACAGGCCGGTTTATTGACAGAAGGGGAGTAGTTGACGGCATTCAAGTTCGCACTGACGAGGGTGATGCGCTCTATTCAGCAACTGTTGATACGCCGACAGGCAGAACTGTTATCGAGACAGATGACCCAGAGTTCACGGAAAGGTCTGCTAGAACACTTGCAGAGCAGGGCGGGGGTAGATCATCTCCTGTCAAGGTTGACACATTGATGCAGGACGCGGGGATAGATAGCCTGATGTTTAGTCTTGTAGACAGACGCAATCTAAACTTTAAAGACGTAACAACTCGCATCCCAGAACTGACAGAGGCGGCACAGCGAATAAGCGCAACCCTTGAGGAGATCAAGGGACTGCCGCTGGAAGAAAGGCAACAGCGTATGCTGGAGCTGAAGCGTGAATACAACGATCTGATTGACGAATACAAGCCAGTTTTGCCGTTTGAGTTCGTGCCTGTTCCAGAGACAGAAGCGGCGATGAGCAATGCTTTGGCATCAGATCAAAAAGACAGGATAAACCTGCCTATTGAGGAAGGGACGGCGGTTGAGCTAAGGCTAGATATTCCCGCTTACGCAGGCTACGGGACATGGGTTCCGACTTTGCATATAAGGACAAACAAGCTGTCCAAGAAGGACAAAAGTAGACACAAAAAACATTTGATCAATGAAAAAACTGGACGAGACAAGTCAGAGCTTACATCTTATAGGCCGTTTGCCAGCGTGACAGACGTTACGTTCCCCACTTTTGTGACCCCCGCGCTCAAAGTCGCAGATGCCTCAAAGAACAAATCAACATTCGCCAGAGTCTCTGGCAAACTAATCGAAAGGAGCGAAGCAGAAACAATGGCGTTGGCAGAGGAGGCCGTTGCCTCTTCTCTCAGAAAAGACGGCGAATGGACGCAGGTGGGCATGGACCCGGAGCGTCACGGATATTTTTACGACAGGTCTAATCACCGAATGATGGTGACTAAGGCTGATGAGGTCATACAAGTTGGCCCTCTGGTATTGGCAAAGAATGCAGAGATGGTGGATGCACAGCAGGTATTGTCGGAGGAGGTCGCTGGTGCTGTAGGCGCAAAGAAGGACAATGTTATTGCCTTCGCCAGAAAAGCCGCAGATAGGAATGTAATTTCTTCAAGCCAGAATCAGTTGGACGGCGTCATTGAATATGCCGTTGACAATCAGCCTGACGATATTGGCATGGCAACGCTTAGAGCTGGCCCAATGGCGAACTCAATCAACTCTGGCTTTGCCGATCAAAGCGGAGCATACCCCTCCTTTACGACACCACCGCCTAAGTCCTTCCTAAAGCGTATTGTCTTTGAGGTTCAAGACAAGCTGACCGATCTCAAGGCGATAGAAGACTCCATCAATGCGGCCCGTGAGGCGGCAGGTTTGCCTCGCCTGAGATCATCAGAGAGTGCATACATTGGCGAAGAAACGCTGGCAGGGAAGATAGGGGCATTTGACAGGAGCTTTACCGAAAACGAGCTAAAGCCTCTGCTGAAAGAGATGAACGACAATGATGTCACCCTTGATCAGATGGACGAGTTTCTTGTATTGCGCCATGCCATAGAAAGAAATGCGAGAGTCAGAAAGATAAATCCGTCGATGCCAGATGCTGGGTCGGGCAAATGGAACAAGATCGAGCTGACAGATGCTTACGTCAAAAGAAAGATGCTTGCCGATTACGGCATGACATGGAATGACGCCAAGGGCGAGTGGGTTGGCGGCAACGACAGAAGCAAGGTTATGTCTGCCTTGGCGGGTAAGATAGATAAGATGAACAGCACCACGCTGGCTATTAGCCAAAAGGGTGGTCTGATCACAGAGCAAGAAAGGGCATTCTTAGACGGATACTTCAAGTATTACACCCCACTGAGAGGCATATCTCAGGAAGAAGACATTGCCGCAGAGAGCGATGCGAGAACGGCTGGCTCTGGTGGTAGCTTGAGCGTGGTTGGTAAAGAAGTGAAGCGCACGATGGGCCGTGAGACAGAGGCAATATCGCCCTTTGCAACCATTGTCTCTGAGCGTGGCACTCAAGCGGCTAGAGCTGTAAAGAACACATCATTTGGTAAGCGACTGATTGACCTGATCCAGCAGAACCCGAATGACGAGGTGTGGGAGCTGATCAGTCCAGACAATCCGCGCTACAAGCGAGCATTCGATACTTCATACACCTACGTTGGACCTGACGCGAGCAGGTATGGCGAAAGAAAAACTGACATATCAGGCGAGGCGGACAAAAAGAACTGGGTGAAGAAGGTGCGGGTCATACAAGACCCCGTAATTAATCCTACAGGCCAAGAGCTTCTTGGTGTGAAGGTTGATGGCGAGCAGTATTTCGTTGAGTTCAAGAACCCAGACTTGCGTAAAGCCGTCTTAAACCTAGACGCACAAAGCGTTGGGTTTTTGGTTGAGAAGCTCAACGGCATTACGCGATTCATGTCTTACGTCAATACAAGTCTCAACCCTGAGTTTGTTATGGGTAACTTCCCAAGGGATGTGCAGACTGCCATCTATAACATTATTGGCGAGCAGTCGATGGTCGGAGGCAAGGCAGTCAATGCAAAAGGTATCGTCGGCAAGGTTCTAAAGAGGACAATCCCGTCTATCGGAGTCTTCTACAAGGGATTTAGAAACCCTGACAGCTTGTCTGCTGAAGATGCTAGAGACTTTAACGAGTTCATAAAGACCGGCGCAAAGACAGACTGGTTCCACTCAAAAGACCCAGAGCAACAGAAGAAAAACATTGAGTCCATGATAGAGATGGCAAGCGGAACCTTTAAGGGCAACGCGAAGAAGGGGTTTAGGTCAACCCTAGACTTTATCGACGACTACAACTCAGCAGTGGAGAATGGCGTCAGGCTTGCAACTTTTGTTGCGGCAAGGGATGCCATGATCGAAAAGGGCATACCCAGAAACGAAGCTATCCAAGAGGCCGCAACTCTCGCCAAAAACCTGACTGTAAACTTCAACCGCAAGGGCAACTCAGGCCAGCTATTGAACGGCCTGTACCTGTTCTTCAACGCATCTGTGCAAGGCACCGTCAACACAATGCGCGGTCTAAATGTATTCAGCAAAAACTCATCAAGAACAAAGCAGGGAATTGTGGGCGGAATCATGGCCTTTGGCGCTCTTACAACGTCAATAGCTCAGTCAATTTTGGGTGATGATGAGTACGAAAAAATACCGACATACGTCAGAGACAGGAACATCATTATTCCAGCGGCCCTGTGGGGCGGCGATCCCAAAGAATACGTCACGATACCATTACCGTATGGCTACAACGTCTTCCACAATCTGGGTGAGAATGCGTATCTTGTTTCCTCTGGCAACCTTTCTCCAGAAGATGCGGCGGTAAGATCAACCAATGTTTTCTTGGGGTCTTTTAACCCGCTAGGCACATCCTCTAGCGAAACCTACCTCGGGTCTGTGGCAAAAACCGCTACACCGCAAGTTGTAAAGCCAGTGCTGGAGCTGGTGATGAACGAAAACTATTTTGGCTCGCCCATTTATCCGCCAGACAGCCCGTTCGGTGGGGCGCAAGAGCCTTTGTCGCGCAGAGCGTTTAGTAATACACCTCAGATATGGCAAAACATTACTGAGGTTGTGAGCGAATTTACAGGTGGTAATGAATCGGAGCCGGGGCTTCTGGAGGTTCCTCCATCCGCCATCAGCTATCTGCTTGGGTTTGGACTTGGTGGTGCTGGCACGTTTGCGGAAAGAACATTCTTCAAGCTACCGGAGGCCATTGCTGATCCGGCAAAAGACGTTGAGCTGAAGGACATTCCGTTCGTCAGAAGGATTTATGGCGAAATAACAGAAGGCGCAAATACTGAGAAGTACTACGAGCGCAGGCAAACCCTACAGCAGAAAGACCGACAAGCTAACGATGTGCTTACTGGCTCAGAGAGGGCCAAGTATAGGCGCGAAAACAACGAATATATCAGGATGTTGCCAGTCCTAAAGGCGACTGAAAAGCGGCTTAGGGCGCTGAGGAAAGCGCAGAAGCAAATACGGGCGCAGATGGAGAACGCAACCCCCAGCAGAGCAATAGAGCTGGCTGAGAGAGAGCAGTTAATACAGAAACGCATTGATGACACGATGAACAGGTTTAATTCCAGATACAGTGACATAGTGGGTAAAGCAAAATGAAGATGGACTGGCTGTACCACGCTACCTGTGAGCGTGTGGTAGACGGAGATAGCATAATCCTCACGATAGACGCCGGATTTGACGTTCTGCTGAAGAGCCAGTCGGTGCGACTGTATGGCATAGACACGGCAGAGACTCGCGGAGGAACCCCAGAATTGAAGGCTCTTGGCCTTCTCGCCAAAGATTATGTGACGCAGATGGTGCCAGAGGGTTCTGAGCTGTTGATCAGGACGCACATGGATCGTAAGGGCAAGTTCGGCAGAATACTTGGCGAGCTGTATATGCCAGAGGTGCCTGACGTTGAGGGCTTTCAGGACAGAAGCCTAAACACCATCCTGCTAGACGAGATGCTGGCTGTGCAGTATTACGGTCAGTCCAAGGAAGACATCATCAATCAACACCTGATCAATGTTCAGCATCACAAGGCTGAAGGCAGAATCTAGTGGAGGAGTGCGCGGCTAACCAAGTCGAGTCTGCGCTTGAAGGCATCTGGGAGATACTGGCCCTGCACCCGTGGGACTTGATTTATCTATCCATCCCCATGAGCATTATCGCCTTCTACTTCTTGTCGATCTATGCGGTCTTCAAGCATATACAAAATAAATACTCAGCGCCGCCACAAAGATGAGTGGGGGGACGTACTCCGGCAAGTTTTTCATGCAAATCGTCTCTCAATAAGATGACGCCACAGCCATTCTATTGGCCTGATGTCATTAGCCTCCATCACTAACCTGTTCCCGTAACCAAAGTCATGCACTCTAGCTTGAGAGAGAAACGACTTCCTGCCGATACCACCCCATATTCTCATCGCCAAGGGGTCATCCGTCTTGCTGACCAGTACGGCGCAGTCAGCCTTAAACTTCTCCTGATTGTCGAATATCAACGGCCCACCGTCACGATTGGTGAACTTAACGTCGATTGATATGTCGTCAAACCAGAGATCAATGCCACCATCTGTCAAAACATTGACTGTCGGCGGATTGACACCCAACACCCTAGCAACAGCAAACTCCGCTTTGAATCCATAGATATTTGCCTCAACGCGAGACTGCTGTTCATTCTCCAGTCGCGGGGGAAAGCCCTGCATCTCGCACAGCTTCACGGTGTCTGCGCCCATTAACTCTGAGGCGTGAGCGTCTTGCTTACTCAGCCTGACTAGCATCGTGTAGCGCCTTTCTGGCGTCTTCTAGCGACTCAATCGCCCCAGCAAGGTTCTCCACAGCTTCAAGGTTTTCCTCGACCAGCTCTTCTATTTTGGTCAGCCTTCCCTGAATAATTGCCAAAAACTTTTCCGCAGTAGCGAGGCCGTCTGCATAGGCGTCCCCCTCTAGCTCTAGTGTAAATTTGCCTGTCATTCTTCAATCCTTTTGCTGAATAGGTATTTCTGGGATCGCGGAACCCACTCTCCCTCCAGCTCTGAGTATTTGATGCCCCTGCCTTTCCGTATAGAACCGTCTGGAAATAAGAAATCTGTTTTCTTCGCAGTCAGGCCGTGAGCACGGAAGTTAGACGCTTTGTATATGCCTCCATCATGGCCTTGAGCCGTGTCTGCGTAGCTAATCAACAGCTTCAATGGGTAGATTTTTTTTAACAATCTTGTCGTGATGGCGATCATTCTTGAGGGCGTGTTTTTGGGGCAACGTGGGTCACACACCAATCTTGTTATTTCTAGCACCCCGTGTTGATTGTGTTTGTCGTATAGCCCGTTTATGGAGTGAGCGTTAGGTATCCCGTAAGTAATCGCGCAGATAACCTCGCCATGCCAAAGACCCCCATAGGTGTACTGATGTAAAAAGCCCTTGTCCCCAAGGTAGTGGTGCTTCCTGTAAAGGCTTGCCGCCACCCCCTTATCAATCTCCACAAATTTAATTTGGAGCGGCGAGGTGGGACTTGCACCCCCTTCCTTTGTTGGAAACAAAGGTAGCTCTAATGCTTCGCCGCAAATCACGCTGTCTCTTCCATAGCAGGGGGTGGTACGTCATAACCCATCTGTGCCGCCACTCTGCACAATGTCTCAATCAGCTCTGAGTAGTCACCACGGGTAGCATCGTTGCTACGCTTCACCGGACGACGAACTACTCCAAACTTGCTGTCGATCTCCTCTGACCCATAGCATTGGCAGAGAAGCTCGTTGTGCATTTCGTCAGGGGTCAAGCCGCAGAATTTTGCGAATCCGTTGCACCACTTTCTGTAGTAGTTTTCTTGCGGTCTGGAGCGGTGAGTCCGCAGAGGTTTCACCTCCAGTGTCACCCCGTGCTTCGACTGTAAATTCACCTCCAGTATCTGAGGTGCCACTTGCGGAAACTCCTGACACAGTGACTGTAACACTCTCATCCGCCTCACTGCTTCGCTCTTTGGTAGGTGTATCTCCATCACTCATCCTTCATTCCTTCTATTGTGATGACGCCCTGATCAATCCGGCGCATCAAGGTTTTGACTATGTTGAACAGGAACTGCTCTGACTTGTCGATCTTCTTCTCAAAGGTTGCGCCACCGCCGCCCACATCGAACTGGTAGTGGCACTTGTGGCACAGGTCAGCGATCAACAAGTCGTGTGGTTTGTGACCTGTACCCTTACCAAGTGCGTGTGCGCGTAGGCCGGTATAGTGGGCCGCAACCACGGTGCCATCTCTGACACCGCAGTTGACGCATGACTGATCTTTCGCCGCATCCAGCAGTTTTTTCGACCTGATCAAAACGGAATATCGTCTTCTTCCAGCTCAATGGGCTGGGGCTTTGGCGGGGGCGGAGGAGCCGCCTGCGCCTCTGCATCCCAGAACACTTCAGCCGTGACGTACTGGTATTCCTGCCCAGTGTCCTTTGCCTTGCGGTTCCATGAGGCGATTTGAATCTTAGGCTCCTTACCCTCCTTGGCCTGCGCGATCAGCCCTTTCATCTGCTCAGAGCTGATCTTGACGTTTCCCTTCATGTCGGGGTGGGTTGGCTTGGCCTTGTCTTTGTTGGGCCATAGACCGCCATCGGTCTTGTGGTACTTACTCATCGCTAGACTCCTTGTTCTTGAGGGATGTTCTGAGAGCGCCGAAATGCGCCTTCAGTTGCGTGAAATGCTCGGGATACTCATCATCCAGCAAGTCGATAACCTTCTTGTTATCGCTCCAGAAACTGATCAGCTCCTTTTCGGTGCCAGTGGCGAATGTGTCAGCCGTCTGGCAGATGAAGTCCACCACCTTTGAAGCCTCCTCGGCATCACCAATAGTGTCGGGTATGCCGCCTATGGGTGTGACGTTGTCAGCCTTTTTGGGCGGTGCTTTCTTTGCGGTTGACTTCTTGGGTGCAGGCTTCTCCTCTACCGCAGGCTCTGCTTGGGTGGGCAAGTCCTCGCCAGCATAAATGTAGTGTCCCAGTCCATACATCGCCAGACATTTCGTCAAACAGCGCATACGGGTGTCAGATACTGCTCTGGTGTCTGGGCTGACTATCGCCTTGTTTTTGTAGTCCATGACGGGTAGCCACATGAGCCGCTCCAGCTCACCTATCGTCACCTTGCACCAGACAGTACAGCGGTCTTCTCTATCCCATTCCTCGGTAAGAAAGTCGTAGGTGGCCTCTGGGTAATGCTCCATCAGGATGCCCCACGCCCAAGCCCAAGATAGGTAGGTTAAGCCGTTTTTCTTTTCGGCTTTCTCAGAGCAGTCTATGGCGCTGAGTGTCTTCCACACACTGGCGTATGTGTGTTTTGTTTTAGAAGCGGTCATGCTCAATCTCCCCCTGAGAAACTTTTGTCCAGTATTCGGTGCAACGGCGCACCTTTAGGGCGTTTGCCAGCCAAACAGAATCCAGCTTTACGATGTCGTCCTCAAGGCAAAGATCGACGATTGCGTCCTCACCATGTTCTTTCCTTACGGTCAGGACGCTCCAGTAGGGGTGATTGGGGTAGTCACTCGGGTCTACACAATCGACGGGATAGTTAGCCGTAATGCTATGGCAAATCTGTCTAGCCTTAGTGTATGCCCCCTCTTCCTCACGGTCAGCTATTCGCAGAACAACACACTCCTTTATTGTTCCCGACACCATGAGAGTAAGTACCGCGATGTACTCTTGCGGCTCATCATGTGAGCCATGACTTTCTGTGCTCATTCGATACTCCTATCGTTTTGAGAATTTCACTGGGCGTTAGCTTGAAGAACAGTCCTGAGTTCATATCACCAACGTGCTTGTCGCTAATATAAAACCTGACGCTGTCTCCGCTAACGGTTATCTTTAGTTTGCGCGTGGTTATCTGATTCAATGCGACAACCTTGCGGTAGAACTCGGGGTCAGTCTGAATCATGACCATGCCTCGTTCTCGTACTGCTCACACCAGTCTGCAACCCTGCACCAGTTGTCATCGCACCTAATACAGCGCCCAACACGATGCTCCAGCTCCAGACCTTTTTGGTCTGCCATAAATTTCTCTGCCTCCTCTGTAGAGTTGAATACTCGCAATGCTCGCTTGTTGCCCTTCTTCTTGACAGCAAACGAGTCGTCCTTCTTCCACCGCTCCTCATCGGTGCAGTGGGGGATGTGACCGCCAGTCAGCCTTTCATACTCAGCGTGTTGGTGCAGTGCGACCCGCTCCTTGACGTAGGCGTTCCTCTCCTCCTTAGACCACAGGGGGATGGGGACTACCATCATCGGTGCGGCAGGATAGTTGGGGTCTTGCTTTGCCTTCGACCGTTGCCAGTCTCTGAGCACCGCTACTATTTGCAAGCCGCTCACCTCTCTACCAGCTTGCTCTGCAAGCCATGCGTAGCAGTTGAGTTGCTTGTCCCATTCTTTCTTGCCGTAGATTACAGACCACACAGAGGTGCATTTGTAATCAAGGATCGTGACTGTGCCGTCATCTTCCGACCTTTGTAAGTCGATTGCGCCACTGATTGTCCACCCGTCAATGTCTGCATAGAGCCGCTCTTCGACGGTGTGACCATCGGCGTGGTGCTCCTCAAACATCTTGTGAACTGACGTACCCAGTACGCTCCAGACCATATCGCTCACATCCTCGGTGATGTCGTCGTCATGCTCCTTGCGTAGTATTCGGACGCGAGGCGAGTCGATTAGCTGGGTGACTGAGCGGTTGCTGTGACCTCTGGTGTAGTCACTGTGCGTCAGCGCCTTGAATATCGGCTGGGGTAGATTGGTGACGTTGGTGTAGTTCATGCTACGCGAAAGACCCTCATGTCATCGCCATCTCGGATACAGCTAAAACGGGATGTCGTCCCACGTTGCCAGCGACTCACTCGCTGTCTCAACGCCCTGACTTCGACGGGATTGCTCGCGTCGATGGGTGCCACGAAGCTGTCGCCCGTCTCCATCATCTCTAATGGTAGATCGGGTATCTTCGTCCGCTTGGGAACGGGAATGTGCTTGTCGATCTGAATCTGCATTTGCAGTCTCCTGTAAGTTGAAAACGTAACGTCCCATCTTGCTCATGCTAAACTCCTGAATTACTGGGACAACGAATCATGCCGGAGACAGCGCAATATGTCAATCAATATGGTGATATTTGGTGAGCCATGCAGTAAAGCCAACAGCCGGAGACTTGTGAAGAGCAAGGCAGGCAGGCCACTCTTCATCAAGAGCAAGAAGGCGCTAGATTATGTGAAGTCATTTAGCCAGCAGTGCCGGTCTGTCGATCCACTGATCACTGAGGATGTCTCTGTCATCATCAGAATTTACTACGCCAGTCGCCGTCCCGACCTTGATGAGTCTCTCATACTGGACTGTATGCAGGGGCTGGTGTATAAGAATGACAGGCAAGTGAAAGAGAAGCACGTTATTTGGGGAGGCGTGGACAAAGAAAATCCACGGGCAGAAATTAGTGTCAGACACCTATAGGGTCATCTACAGCAAGGTCATCAATCAAGCCATCAAGGACTTGGTTTGCAACTACGCAGATGACCGTGATGCCGCCGCTAAGTATCTGAAATCCCCAGCTTTTACATCACATTGCCACACCGCTGGATACCCTTCCGGTTTACAGGATGCACTCGACGAGATGCTTCTTTTGAGCCTACCTGAGCAGAAAGTTGTCGCCCAGATGGTGATGGATGAGCTGACTGAGCTTGCGTAAAAAAAGCCCCTCTCTGGGAGGGGCGAAGCTCAAAAAAAGGAGTCATTCAATGAACCTAGTAACTTACTAGACCTAGTAACTTACCAAGGTTTAAAACTTAGGAAGATTCTAGTCTAGGAAATTACTAGGGGAAGTAAATAGCAGAAAAAAAGGAGGTAGTCAACAACATGAACAGCTTGGAAGAGTTTGTTCTGGGTCACAATCAAGACGCTAGAACACGTTGCCCCGATTGCTCGGACGCAAGAAAGAAGAAAAACATCAAGACTTTTTCCATCACCATAAAGCCAGAACACGCACTGTATCACTGTCACCACTGTGGCTTGTCAGGCTCGTTCCGGCGCAAAAAATTTTACGAGGCTCACATGAACGAACCGAAAAAGGTAGTCAAGCTACCCACCCAGCTCAACAACAACGTAGACCAGATCAAAGAATTTTTCGCAGGCAGGGGCGTCACTCTCGACAATCTCGACTCGCTCCCTGCCATGACGACCGGCACAAAGATGTTTAGGGGCGAGGAGAAGGCCGCTGTGGGCTTCGTGTACGGCCCCAGAGAGAACCCTACCGCTATCAAGTGGCGGAGTATCGACGGTAAGGGATTTACTTGTGACGGCGCTCCCAGAGCCTTCTACGGCATTGAGCAGATAGATGATGGCGAAGAAGAGCTGACCATTGTAGAGGGCGAGTGTGATGTGATTGCGCTGGCGTCTGTGGGGATCAAGGCGGTGTCATGCCCGAATGGCGCACCAATCAAGGTGTCGTCGCACCGTATCGACCCAGAGGAAGACAAAAAGTTCAACTTCATCTGGAACGAGCGCGAGCGGCTGGAGCATTGCAAGAAGATTGTGCTGGCGACAGATGCAGATGAGGCAGGCGAGGCACTGGCAGAAGAGATTGCCCGTCGAGTGGGTAGGGCCAAGTGCTGGCGGGTCAAGTTCCCTGACTCAGTGAAGGATGGCAATGACGCCGTCGAGAAGCTGGGCGCGGAGGAAACCAAGCGTCTGTTCGACAACCCCGAACCCGTACCACTGTCCGGCGTGTACTGCGCGTCAGACTATCTCGATGACGTAAAAAACATCTACGCGAATGGGCATGGACGGGGCGCTTCTACAGGCTTCGACAGCATTGACGAGCTGTTCACGATTGCAGAAGGTCAGTTGTCCATAGTAACTGGTATGCCCAGTAGCGGTAAGTCAGAGTTCATTGACCAGATCATGATCAACCTAGCCCAGCGCGATGGCTGGAAGTTTGCGGTCTGCTCGTTTGAGAACCCCCCTGCTATGCACATTGCCAAGCTCGCAGAGAAGATTACAGGCAAGCCATTTTACAGCGGCATCAAAGAGCGCATGAGCGAAGATGAGCTGAGTGAGGCGATGTCATTCATCGAAGACCACTTTATGTTCCTTGAGTCAAAGGACGGAAACCTCAGCACCATTGATTCAATCATCGACAGGACAAAACAGGCGATCATGCGCGGCGCTAACGGTCTGCTGATCGACCCCTACAACTACATCGAAAGCACTGGCGGCGAGGAGCATAGCAGTATCAGCCAGATGCTGACCCGCATCACCAGCTTCGCCAAGGCCCACTCCATCCATGTCTGGTTTGTGGCGCACCCTCAGAAGATGTACCCGAAAGAAGACGGCTCCTACTCCGTCCCCAAGGGCATGAACATCTCTGGGAGCGCGGCATGGTTTGCCAAAGCCGACCTCGGCATCACCGTTCATAGAGGCGAGGATGGCGTCGAGGTTCACTGTTGGAAGTCACGCTTCAAGTGGGTGGGACAGCAGGGTATGGCGTTGCTCGACTATGACATATCGACAGGCCAGTACAGCCAGAAGCAGATCGAAGCGCCAAGGACAAACCTGAGCAAGCTGAAGGGAAGGGGCTGGGATGACTTTGATGAGTTCTAAGAAGTACAGCGATCTCGGCTCTCCAGAGGTGCATCAGCGTCACGCCGTCATGATCGAAGGCGGCACTGTGCCTCGGGCAAGGGTCATGGATCAGACCCTGATCGACAGGTATCTGATCGACGGGTTGCTGACTTTGCAGGAACATCAGGCCGGAGAGTATCTGCTGAGTCAGGCGGCAAAGGCAGGCATCTTCACCAAGCCGCTCAGGTATGAGGCAGGAGCTGGTGAGGCTAACGCTGACTCAATGGCGTCAGAGTCCCTGATGCGGTACGGCAGGACGTTGGCCCTTGTCAGGAAGCGATACGGTCAGGAGCATCAGCGGCTTGTCGAGGATGTGGTGATCGACGGACTGGATGTGTCTCGGGACAAGCGATTGTTGGTGATGCTGAAGGAGGCGCTCGGCTTGATCTCAGACCGGCGTATGGCGGGAGGCAGGAACCCAATGAGGCATCTGAAGAAGAACTGACATGGGCGGCATGGACAACAAGACCAGTGTAGGTTTTGCCAAGGACAGGCGGCTAGGCGCCCACCGCGCTAGATCATTCTACAAAGGGTGCTATGACGAGTTTCTCAGCGACCCGTCAGCGCAGTATTTGATGACGTTCTCGGAGTACAAGCGGAAGTGGGCTAAGGCCAAGAGGGAGGCTCAGAAATGCAGTGCAGTTGTGGAGGGCAAACGGAGGAAAGGCAGGAGGTCAAGAAGAAAGAAGTCGTCACAAAGTACGTGAGATGTGAGGCTTGCGGAAGGGTTCATGTCTACTGGAGGAAGGATGCGGTGGATGACAATCGCGCTTTCATGAAGATGAAGGGGGAACGCGAAAAGTCTGACGATGCCACCGCACACCGTTAGGAGTCATCCCCCCAAATCCAGTTTACGCTTCTTGCGTGAACCTCGGCAACGACAGGAAGTCGTGCATCAACAAGTCGAGGTACTCAGAATCCGCGAGTTCGTTGTAAACAAACCTGACTCGCGCCTCCCTACCATCATTGTGATCAATGGAAAATGTGATCGGGAACAGCGTATCCGGCGACACATCATCAAAAAAACTAGGCTCAAGCGACCTGTTTAGGTTAAGGCTGATTGCCTTGTCGTTCAGTTTCTTGAGCGTGGGGTAATCGAAATAAGGGTAACTATTCATTGTTTGATCCTTTTTTGAGTGCCGCAGGACACCGCACTATTTCTAGCACGATGCCCTTGGCAGTTCGTAATGGCTTGACGCTGAGATCAGACATGATTGCCATGTCCTCACCCAGCATCTCAGCCGTTTGCATAGCCGCTTCCACGGCTATCTGTGCGTCATCAGAGTTTATGACAACAGCGCCAGCAGAACGATCAGGAGGGTGCTGAACGAGCAGACCGCACTGGTCAACCCGCCGACCATTGCCAGCCAGATGCGGTTGTCATCCGCAACAGACTTGATCTCTGCCTTTGGTGGCGTCTGCCTTTCAGGCTTGGGCTTGACTGGCGGCGGCTTAACCGTAGGCTCGGGGTAGTTAATCCTTGGCCTTCTTCTGCCTCCTCGGTTCTGTCTATAGGCTGACAGAACTTCGTCGTTCCCATAGATTTTATTCATCACCGCAGACGTAGTCCGGCCTTGCATCTGAGCGGCAATTTCGTCCGGCTTCATCCCCTGTTGGATCAGAGAGATGAGCAACACACTCTCTCTTTCTGTCCATCGTTTCCATCCATTTTTCATGATACTACTCCTAGCAATTCACGTTGCTTTTGAAACGGGGCCAGACACCTGACCCCACCATTTCGCAGTAGTGGCGAGTCTCAGCAATCTCTCGCTGATAGTCGTCCTCTCCCACGATCCCTAGTGCTACCAACAAAACCACAACAAACAGTAAACCTCTCATGCCTTGTTCCTCTTGTTGACTAGCTCATACTCATGAATGATTGTCCCAAGGGACGCATCACCCACCCATTGCTCAGGTATCCACCGCGTTGAGACTGTGCCATCCCGATGAACATATCGCCGCCAGTGTCCACGCCGAACATGACGGCGCTTCTTGGCCCCTGAGCCGCTAAACAGCTTCTCGTATTGCACCGTGCCGCGAGGTTTGGGCAGATCAATCTCGACCACCCTGAGTTCGTTGCGCGGTACAACCTGACCATAAGCTATGCGCTTTGCACTGCTTGGCTCCTGATCTCGCGCAATGACAGTGTGCGAGTAGTTGAGTAATGCAAGTATTGAGATCACCCATCTTATCTCGCCGTGCCATCCAGCGAGGGCGTCTCTGGTAGCATCCCTGAATGCTTTATCCATTCGCTCATCAATGCTTTCCCAAGCGTGATATGAATCAAACACATCTTTAAGAACGCATATCTTTCCAACCTCCTCGGTTGGCACCATTGCAACTTGCTTGTACAGGCGCTCCAAAGCAGGGCTATGCGGCCTTGGTGGCGTCTCTCCAAGGCGTCCTCCGGCATAGGTTGTACCCAGCAAAAGCGGACCTTGGTTGGATTGATTTTCAATCGCCGCGTCAACTGCTTTGCCAAGACCCAAGGAGTGTGCGGTTGAGACTATCCCCGCCGTGTTGAGGGTTTCGTGCAAGTTCTCCCAGTCGAAGTCAGCGCCAGTGGTGAACCGCAGTGCGTAAGGCGACAAGCCCACCTTGCCCTCAGCGCCTTTACCGTTGGCGTTTTCGTTCGCCAAGAAGTACAGGTCAACCAAGTACCCGCCATCATTACCATTCGGGTCAGCGTATATGTGCATACCGATTGACTCTGGCGGCTGACGATTAAAAGAGAGGTCATTAGTGACCTGACTCCATCGGGCTTGCCGTGTTGGTTCATTCCACTCAATCCACATATTGTCAAACGCTGGGATAGCGGCACTCATCATGTTGAGCATTGTCTGTGGCTTGGCGTCAAAAACCTCACAAGCATGGCCCATCAGGCTGTCGCAGACATAAAACTTCTGTGCGCCCAAAAGGCTCACGCGGGTTTTCTTAGCCGCAGTCTCTACCTGTTTCCGCTTGATGTTCTTGTGGCGGAAGGAGGGGTCAAGGAAACCCCTCCTTGGGTTTTGAGTGGCGGCAATAACTAGATTGAATAAGTCAGTCATATATCCAGCCCTCGTTGTAGTCGTTGATGTAGCACCCGCCAGTCACGACCAGCCCGTCTCGCAGGATGTCAGCCTCGCCTTCTGACATGACAACGTCAGCGTCAAACCCCAGCTTGCTGGCGGCTTCCCGCATGGCGCTCTCTGATCGGAGCACCGTGTCAGGCACCTTACCCACTTGCCAAACTGTGAAAGTAGGCTCCGGCATATCATCAGCCTCGGGGCAGTTGGGGGAGCAGTCGAGCCTGCCGCATTCAATGCAAAACTTTTTCATCATGTCAGAACCTCCCTTGTAGCCATAGACTCTCATGACTCACCTCCATAATTCATTGACACAAAGCCATTGTTTTCGATTGCATCGTAATAGCAGTAAGTGTCGCTGAGGTGACCCTTGGCCTCGTCCCAAGTCTTCACCGTTCTGACAAACAGCCCAGTGACGTTGTTGTACAGGTCAAAGGTTCCGTCTGACATCTTCTCAGCCGCCGCAAAGCGGTTGCTGTATTCTTTAATAAGCGTTCTCATGACTCACCCCCATACATAGTCCACTTTAGTTCCGCCTTAAGTTGCTTGGCGGCGATTAGGCGTTCAAGGGTTTCTACCTTCGATTCAAGGTCTTCAACTGAGTGCTCTGAGATACCAGAAGCGACATCTGCTAGATGCTCCTCCATGTGATCTATAGCCACTTGAATCACGTTAAGTTGAAGGGGCGTCAGCCCCGTGAATGACATACTCATGATCTCCTCCTAAAGAGATTGGAAGGGCGAGCGGGGATCGAACCCGCCTATCTGGATTTGCAGTCCAGTGCATAACCACTCTGCCACCGCCCTGTTGGATGGCCCCATGAGGGGCCGGTTAATTGAAGTGTTGATGTTACCCGTCACAGAAGTCTAGGTCAAACGAGTAGTACGGTTCTGCAAGACCCCAAGGCCCACTGATGAGGCGACCTATTGACCACTCGTATGGGCCGCACTCCCAGCTCACCTTCCAAGCCCCGCTGTCCTGCTCGCGGATGAAGACCTCATAGCTGGGGTCTTGATCAAACAGCTTGCAGTCCTTGCACAGCGCCTCGTAGGCGGCGTGTGCCGCCTCCTTGGGGGTCTTGTACTGGGTGAAGTCCACCTTGTCCAAGTTGGTCAGGGTGCTCATTGCTTCGTTGTATAGGCTCGCCAGTGCGGCCTCAAAATCACTGCTCATAACGCGCCTCCAGTTCGGCGATTTTGTCCCAGAAGTGAATAAAGCTGACGATTATCATCTTCTGGGCATCAGACATTGCGTCTCCATGCTCCATGATCAACTCGTCAGCACTCATGCTGTCCATGCCCTGAAAATGCTTACGAAGCAAATCCTCGTAAACCTTAGAGAGCTGGGCCAGCAAATCTATTGAGCGGAGGACATCACTTTCCTTCATGAATACCTCGTCGCCGTACAGCTCGGCCTCATCGCTCATGATTAGTTCCCTCCCATTTCAGGATCAACAATGCTGGCAACCAGCAGAACAAAGGACAGCAGAAGCAAGCCTGTCCCAGCGAGTACAGTGTCGGGGTCTGGCTGGGTGATGCCGTGAAGCATCAACCCAGAACCAGCGACTACATAAAGAATTGAAAGCATTGCGAACTTCATGATGCATCCTCCCCGATTACAACGCCGATCTCGTCGGCGGTGAAAGTGCGACCGTCCCAGCTTTCGACCCTTGGCTCGTATTCCCAGTTGTTCATCGCCCAGACGCTATCAGCGCCATCAATGCCGCCGGTAAGGGCAAACTTGACAGCACCCATGTATAGCCCGTCCTTCACAGCATCGCTTATACCCTGCCGTGTGAGCGGTACATTAAACACGGGGTCTATGAGCTGTCCGTCCTTGTCCAGACACGCCAGCTCTACGCCTCGACTGCGAGTTACCCTCCATAGTAACTTCGCGTACTTAATTGCCTCGGCGCGATTCTGTTTTGCTTCTTCCACTAAATTCCTAATCATGATGTGGCCTCCTGATTGGCTTCCTTGAGTGCGGCCTTCGCCGCCTTGAATTGCTCGGTGACTTCCCACGGTAACCCGTAGCGTCCCGCGCAGATGGGGCCGTAACCGTTGCTGACAGACTCGTCAGTGGTCAGGTCACGGTTGCAGAAACAGCAGTTGCCGTGCTGTGCGCCGTGCGCTTTGGCAGACCCGACAACGTCAGCGCCAATCTCAGCGATGCGCTTGATGACCTCTGGGGATGCGTCACGGCTGGGGTACAGCTCGCCCTCGGGCGTGATCTTCCCAAGGTAGGGGCGCTCACCCCAGCAGTCCTTCTCGCCCTTGACGTAAACGTGACCGGCGTTGCGACCAGTGGCAGGAGCGAGAGAGAACAGCAAGTCGCCCGTGTTGACCTTGGGGCGCTTGATGCCTGCCTCCTGAGCCAGACCAAACCGGCGCAGTAGATCGCTCATGTCGATCTTGGTCTGCTCGGCTTTAGGTTGCTGTGCCTTGTCGGCGTCATCAGCCATGATGCGGTACACGGCGGCGAGTTGCTTCTCGGTCAGTGACCCATACTTGCGAACACCGTCGAGCAGGCTCTTGGCGAAGTTGTCCTCGCCGTTGCGCTTGACCCCAGCGTTCTCGGTCAGCCACTTGTGAGCCGCTGGTTGCTCTTCAGCGAACAGCTCCACGTTGGCCTCGGCGTTCGCCGCCTTGCGCTTGGCTGATGCGGCACGGGCCTTGCGTCGAGCGTGAGGGGATGTTTTGAAATACCCCTTGCCGTTACAGGCAAAGCACTTGCCCTCGTGAGTTGCATAACGACTAAGCCAGACGCCAGTACCCGCGCACTTGTCGCAGGCAAAGGTGTCGTCTGACCCCTTGCGCGTTGGCACTTTCATAATGTCAGGTGTTGCTAAATCTTCAAACATGATTGACTCCCTAGTCTCAATGTATTGCAGATGATAAGTGTATTTGAACCAGTGGTAAACCCACTCAGAAAAGCACCCTTGCGGGTGCTCGACTGACTAGGCTCATTCCTCGATTAGCTTGGCTTGCAACTCTTGGAGTTGCTCAACTGCCGCCATGTAATCTTTTCTCAGGTTTAGAAGCTGGTGCCTGAGTTCGCGGTTTTCGTTTGAGAGCCGAACGTACTCTGCCGTTATTTTTTCGTCTCGGCGTTGCTCCCATGTCTTTGCCTTGGTTTTTTGCAATGTGCTTTTCATGATTGACTCCTCAATCGTTTCGTTTAGGTTTCGACCAGCATCAGGTCATCTTCAGTGACAGTGCTATCTGTCAGACCTTGGGGGCGCGTGGCCCCCAGTTGATTAACCGCGTTTGGATTTGAAGGGTGTCATGTATTTGCGCTCAGACACCTTCACTCGCTTGCGTGAGCCGTCAGTCCAGCGGATGTGCATCCACTTAGGCCCGACCTTCTCAATGCAGGCGACCCGTATCCCTCGGTCAGTGTGATACCAGACCGGCTCCCACCCTCGGTTGAGGGCTTTGCGGTAGGTCAGGGTCTGCATATCGAAACACTCACATAGCGATTCTCTGACCCTTCCTTCTGAATCACATAGTGGATGTGATCAGTCTTGACATCGCGCATGATGCGGTAGATGACATCATCAATGTCATCATCTGTCACACCGTCGAACAGAACGACGTGATCGGTGTACTCCTCGGGGTCTTCTGCGGTGCTGTACCAAAGTGTAGTCATGGTTGACTCCTCAATCGTTTAGGTTTCGACCAGCATTAGGTCTCATCAGCGCCACTGCTATGTGGCGGACCTTGGGGGCGCATGGCCCCCAGTTGGTTAGTTCCAAGGTGAGCACTGGAGAAACTCACGCTTGTCATGCTCGGGGTGTGAGGGGTGGTGCTTGGCGTAGAACTCCACCAGCCAAAGGCAGTCGTCCCAGTCATAGGCATAGTGACCGTCCTCAAGCGGGTCAGTGTCCAGCCAGTCAGGCATCCCCACATAGCGAGTGAAGCAATACTCGCCGCAGTCAGTGTATGAATCATTCTCAATCGGAATGTCATACTTGGCGGCAAGGTATTTCACCCTGCTGGAGACTCTGGCGGTGCTACGCTTGGCGCTTTGTTGGCTGTTGTGCATATTCAGCACGGCGTCACCCATGTCACTCAGCTC